AAGGCGACCCCATCCTGCACCACGAGTACCACAAGGAGCAGATCGAGCTGATGAAGTCGCGCAAAGCTCTGAACCGAGCCGTGCTGGAGAAGCTGGTGAGCGGCGGCGCATGGTCAGCCCTGCTGGCGATGGCGGCGGCGCTGTGGATGTGGATTCAGTCTCACATGGGAGGTCAAAAATGATCCGAGACGACCCGCCGACGACCATCACGGGCCTGCTGATTGGCGAAGACCCGAAGCCCTTCAAGCCTCGGTTCATCCGCACGGTGCTTCTCTGTGCGTTCTTGGCCGCGCCGATGCTGACGCTGCTACTCGCCATCGGCGCATACCAACTCGACCAGCACTACCGCGTCATCAAGTCGTTCCAGGTGCAGACGCAGTTTGTCGAGCAGGGCGGAGTGCTGATTGTCGGCACGTTCGACAAGCATAGGAATTGCGAGTTCGTCAGCGTCACGGGGCGTGCGTCTGATGGCGATGTAGCTGGCGTCACTTTCATGGATCGCCGCCCCAGCGAGCCGATGTTTTCGCGCCCGCTAGGCCAGCAGAAATTCGGCCCTTGGTATGTCGAGGGCAACGTCGGCGAAGGCATCACCTTGCACGCCGTTCATCGCTGCCACTTCCTGTGGCCGCACTATGAAGAAATCGGGACTTTTGTAGTAGGACAGCAATGAAAACCTCTCAACACGGCATCGACCTGATCAAGGAATTCGAGGGCTTCCGCGCTGAGGCGTACAAGCCAATACCGAGCGACCCATGGACCATCGGCTACGGCTTTACCAAGGGCGTGAAGCAGGGCGACACGATCACGCGCGCCGAGGCCGAGATTCGCCTGCGCCGTGAGCTGGTCGAGTACGAGCGTGGCGTCGAGCGCGCGACCAAGGGCCACGCCACGCAGCCGCAGTTCGATGCGCTGGTGAGCTTCGCCTTCAACGTCGGCGTGGCCGGCATGGCACGCAGCACGGTCATCAAGCGGCACAACGAGGGCGACCACCAGGCCGCCGCACGGGCCTTTGGCCTCTGGAACAGGGCGGGCGGCCGTGAGCTGCCGGGCCTGACGCGCCGCCGTGCGGCCGAGAGCGCGCTGTACCTGACGCCCACGCGAGCGGCCGATCCGGCGGTCGAGCCGGAGGACGACCCAGACCCGATGCCGCACGCTGTCGAGCCCGAGCGCCCGATGGCGCATTCGGAAATCAACCGCGCGGCCGTCCTCGGCGGCGGCACGGCAGCTGTCGCCACCGTGGCTGAAACCGCCCGCACGCTGGCCGACGTGAAGACCAGCGCGGACATCCTGGGCGAGTGGCTTGTGCCTCTGCTGCTGGTGGCCGTGGTGGGGCTGTGCGGGTACATTGTGTGGCAACGACTCAAGCAGAGGCGGGGGGGCTGGACGTGATCGCTATGGGATTGTTTGTCATGCACTGCGCCGCCTGGTGGCTGGCCGCAGCCTCGTACTGGAGCGAGCTATGGGCGTCCTGAATTTCCTCACCGGCACGCTGGGCTACACCGCCATCGCGGGCGCCCTGGCCCTGGCCGTAGCCGCCCACTTCTTCGCGCCTCGCGCGTGGTCGGCTCTTGCCTGGACGATTGCCTTTGGCGTGCTGGGCGCCGCGTTTGTAGGCCAACGCGAGATCACGGCCGGCGTCCAGGTCAAGCTGGCGCAGGCCGAATCCCGTATCGACAAGTTGGTCGGCGACTACGCCAAGGCCGAATCCGACGCCCGCCAGCAGGCGCTGGAGCGCGAGCGCGCCATCGCCGCCAAAGAGCAGTCCCTGACCGCAACCCTCGAAGCCAACGCCAAGGAGTCTCAACGTGTCCAATCTGCCCTCGCTGCTGACCGTGATCGTGCTCGCGCTGCTGAGCACCGCCTGCGCGACCAGCTCGCCACCCTCGTCCAACGCTATCGCGCTGACGGCACGCCAGGCGCAAATCCCGCCGCTGCCGGACACCAGCCGCCAGCCGGTGATGCCATCGGTGTGCTCGCCGACGTGCTCGGCCGCGCTGACCAGCGAGCGGGAATCCTGGCAGACGCGGCTGACCGCGCTCATGCCGCAGGACTCGCCTGCGAGCGCGCCTACGACGCCGCCCGCGCCGCGCTGACGGGCCTGGGTGGGCTGGGCCTGAAGGCCGCGTCGCCACAGTGATCGCCCTTCGCGTAGGCCAGCGCCAACATGTAGTCGCCCACCACCGTGCGCGAGCCGTCTGGGTGCATCACGCGCCAGACCGTGCTTTCAGCCATGCTGATCTCCTGCCTTGGCTGCGCGGTCGCGCTCGCTGACGATCTCCGCGCAGCGCTCCACAAATTTGCTTGCGTTGTCCAACGCCTCTTCTGCAGTCCGAAATTTGTGCCCGCGCTCGGTTGCGACGCCGCCGCCATATACCGTGCCGATCCAGTAGGTTTCGAGCCTGCCGCTCTCCACAACCTGGAAGCGCTCAGAGTTGATGTCGCTTTGCAGCGCGGCGGCGTAAATCTCGATCTTGTCGGGTGGTGTGTATGTGCTCATTTCTCGCTCCTGATCCGGTAATCCTTGAACACCACCCCGTCCGCAGGATTGCCGACGCGGCAGTGCTTGACCCAGCCGCGTTTGCCGCTGGGGTAGGTGCGCCAGTGCCCGCGCCTGTCGTGCGCGCGTGGGCTGGCGTGCGTGCCAGCTACATCTGACGTAGCAATGGCTACTTTGGGCGTAGCGCCGATGGTGACGGTGTGCCATGCAAACAGTGGCCTCTTGCCTTTGGCCGCGCGCTTGCGCTGCTGCGCTGGTGTGCCAATCGACTCGGGGCGGTAGGCGGCACTGGCGGTTTGCAGGCGCTTGGCGATGGCACACAGCACGCCCGCAGCGGCCTTGCCGTCGCCGCCCTTGGCTTCATAGCGCAGCTCGCCATCCACCTCGGTGATGACAATGGGGATGGAAAAGCGAGGCGCTTTGCCTGGATCGACCATCAGGTAGGCCATGGACAGCGAATGTTCCGATGCCTGTATCCAGCATGCGGCCTTGCTGCCTTTGTCGGTGATGAATACCACGATGGTGCGCGGGTACGGCATGTGGCGAATGTCATCCCAATACACCCGTTGTGCTTCGATGCGCCCGGGGATCGTGCCCAGATCGAACCAGTACGCGGTTTCTGGTTCCGGCACGATGGCTGCCATTTCACGTACAAGCTGGGTCATTACGTCCTCGGTTTTTTAGGTTTGCCTATTGGGGTTTGCTTGCGCCAGTGGCTGATTAGGCGCCGTGGTGCGCGAGTAGCGGTGTCGGCTAATCGGCGTTAGGCGTCACTTTTGCGCCCTAGAACACGTTAGCAGTCAAAATCCGCCATGCAGCCGCAGCCACTCGCGGAACCTGTCCATTCCCTGCTGCCTTAATTCTGTGTGTCCTATGGGCCACCCCATCAGCCACTCGCAAAATTCCGGCGTCACTCGGCCACGCACGCCGTCTTTCTTCCAGACAGCCTTCGCTATACAGTCGCCGTATCCGTCGCTCGTCCATCCCGGCTCTCTCGCTCTTGGCGTAGGCCAATATCCACACTCGCTCTCTGGCATGGGGTGCTCCAATATGCCAAGCTCCGAGCACTCCCCATCTTGCATCGAACCCCATCTCGGCCAAGTCTCGAAGGACTGTTCCCATTCCTCTAGTAAGGAGCATTGGCGAGTTCTCCACAAAGACAAATCTCGGTCTAACTTCGCAAACCACACGGGCCATCTCCTTCCATAATCCGCTCCGCTCGCCTTCTATTCCGGCGCCCTTCCCAACTGCACTAATGTCCTGGCACGGGAACCCTCCAGAAACCACGTCAACAATTCCGCGCCAAGGGTTTCCGTCAAAGGTTCGCACGTCATCCCAAATCGGGAATTTTTCAAAAACCCCATCATTCTGTCGCTGGGCAAGCACAGCCCGAGCGTATGGCTCCCACTCAACGGCACACACTGTTCGCCACCCGAGCAGTTTCCCACCAAGTATTCCTCCACCAGCGCCCGCGAATAAAGCCAACTCATTCACTTTCTTCCTTTCCTGTGCCGTCTCGCCAGCACCGACTTTTCAAAAAACTGCTAACACGTCGCTCAACACGGACGCCTGCCAGCGGCGCTTCGCTTGCTGTCATGCGCCGGTTACCTCAGCGTTAGCACCCATCCAGTGCAGCGCCCTCGTTTGCGTGTCATCAAGCCCTGTTTTGCTGGCAGCGGTCAGCGCGTTAATCACGGTCTGAATGCCATGCTGATAAATCTCGTAATGCTCCGGGTTGCTG